ATCAATCGTGTAGAAAACGACGTTCCCGTTGGTAAATACGACATTAAAAGTTCTGTATCCGGTTACAGCGCCAGCTAGAGTAAGCGTGCCCGTACCTACAGTATTAGTAGTTTCTTGTACTCTATCCGCAAGTAAAGGCATTGCTTATTCCTCTTAGTTCAAAATAATAACAGCAGTAGAGCTCGTATTGGCTGGGAATGAAACAGTAAAATTCCCCGCCGTAGAACTATACGTACCGCCAAAAGAAAGAACTGCTACCGCTTTATTGCTCTGGGTAGAGTTATAAATCAAAGCGCCCGCGGCAGAAATAGTAGCCGTAGTCCACGTAAAATCTACAAAGCTAAGATACGCCGTAGTTCCTGAAAGACTCACACCAATGTTGGTCAGAGTGCCCCCGCCCGCCGTGTATCCAGTACCCGTGGTTTCCCCAGAGGTCGTATAAGCCGTAGTGGCTGAACTCAACGTAGCTGCCGAAGTGTACAGCGCGATTTTAAACGTGTTACCGCCAGCACCGGGAGTTGGGTAGGTAGAATTGGTGCCGAAATTATGCACACCTTGGAGAAGCTCACTTTTGAACGTCGAGCAAATTGCCTGCGTAATAGCCATAATTAAACCTCTTCAGAAAAATCAATGTCGGGATCAAAGCTATCTGCAGCTACCGACACACTGTTAATAATAAATTCTGGTTGCGCTGTGTCCATAGGGACTTCGTAAATATTTTCGTCTTCCATAGTTATGTTTCCCGTTGTTTTCATTGGTCTACAGTTCGGCGTACTTGGGTAACGCGGAAATTGTCTTGACGGTTTTTACCGTCGCCTAAGGCGACTAGGGGACCCATCGCTTCATCAAACTTTCTCTGGTACGTCTGGATCAAATCAGGCTCTCCCTTCATGTACACATAGGCTTCTACTAGAGAACCCCACAAAAGCACAGAAGAGTAATTATTACCCAACCAGCTAGTTCCCGCCACCGTAATTGATGGAGGATACGCATAATAGTGCATCTCTAGTGGATAACAAATATCAGGCGTAGGCCCCAACAAAAAGGCAGTGTTGCTGAAGATCGAATAGTATCGTGGTTGGCCGGAGGTTGCAGGGAAAGGATAAGCCTCTCGAATGTAGTTCACATCCTTCTGCAACAAGTACTCGTATGGCCCTATGATGCTTATGCCGTCTTCAGCGTACGTCGCTACAGCGATAGAAAAAACAGACAGGAAGTCAGATGGGATCTCAATATATGGGAAATCAACCGTAGTCTGACCTACAACATTTTTTCTAAAGGCGGGAAGCTGCACCGTGTTGTTAATCAACGTCTCCGTGTTTTGCACGAAGTTCACAATGTTGTTGACAAACGTAGACTCAGTATTTTCCGTATACTGTACGATGGCTTCGCTTAGCTGTTGGAACGTTAGCGCCATGTTTTAGCCCAGCTTAGTGGTGCACTTGGTGGCCTTAGTCTGCGCGCCCGTGCCGCGAACCTTCACAGTCTGGGTGCTTGCGATATTGTTTGGGTACCCAGAAGTCGTAGGCTTAAGCCCACGCTTAGAATACTCAGAGGCAGGCTTGTTCTCAATTTTACTTGCCACGGCTAGACCCCTTCTGATTCATTACACGACTCATATTCTTACCGAACTTTTTACGGTCCATCGAAGTAGGACCGCCTTTCTTAAGGCCCTTCATGTTCGTCTTCTTACCTTCGTGCATCTGGTCATCGTGCATACGCACGGCCTTCTTAATCATTTTCTTGTCTTGAACAACGTCATCATGAGACATCTTAGCCATCGTAGTTTCCTCTTAAAGAATAGCATTGCCCGGTAAGGGCGGAACAATTACAACTCCGGGTATTACAGAAGTGAACTCAGTGATTTGCACGTTGTTCAAAGAAAAATCAGCCTGCTGCGTTGCTACGGGATTGTAGGCGAAATCACTACAACTGTCATTCCTATTCGTATCAGGTCTTGGCTCACGTAGCGCCTGCGGGTCATTGCTCGCTTTCTGCCCACCTATAATACCTACCCAATTCTGCGGATGGTCAATTTCCCAACACTCTGGGCACCGTTTTGCGTTTATCAGCTTACCCATGATGTAGTACTTTTTTAACTTAGTCAGGGGGTAACGCTGATTGCAAAGGTCACAAAAACCAAAGGCCCGCTTGTACGAAGCGAAGCGCGTAGCCATTACCAGCCACCACCCATGTGCCCAGCCATAGGTACAAACCTAACTGGAGAGCGATCCCTATCTTCATCCGCTGCAGTCTGCCACGTTTCGTCATACATCTGCTTAAGCATACCCACCCGGTTAGGGTCCATCTCAGGAGCTTTTAAAGCAACATAGTAAGCAAGTCCAGCAATGATGGCTGGGACAAAACGGAAGGGCATATCAAGCGTGTTAGTACCTGCTGTACCCGCGTCCTGAATTCTGCGGAGATACCAATAATAAAAGATATAACCGGATTGGTTGGGCGTAGGCCAAATATTGATGGTAGGAATAGGAGCAAGGCGATCAACATAGACCTGTACAGGTCGTCCCTCTGCCAATTTATTAGGAATTGAAGCATACGTAGGAAGCGCGATACGCGGAATTACTAGATCGGTTTGGTTGTACTGACTGCCTTGGTTCTGGCGAATTACATGCTCAATGATATCAACACAATCTTGCGGAAGATCATACGTCCCCTGACCTTGCACCATAGGAATCTCAGCAGCCTGCACCGTCCAAAGATTTAAGCCTTTGTTAGCCCATTCTTGGAACAGAATGTTGAGGCTGCGCCGGGCCGTCTTGAACTGATACCCCGTGCGGATTTCTATGCCGGCACGTTCGTAAGCCTCTTCAATAATCTCAGAGACATCAGGAGTCCAAATCGCTACGCCGGAGGTGCTCATAGCTTAACCAAAATGCGCGGTGACAAAGGTTACATTAAGCAAGTACGCATAAATTCCGTTAGCTACCAAAAGCCCTTCACCCGGTACGTTGACACCTGTAGTATCAGTAGCGCCCGTTAGAGTCTCATACGTAGTAACCCACCGATTGACCCCAGTAACGTACTGACAGGCCGGAGGAGAGCCACTGATGGTGTTGCTGTTTGGGTCTACCACTGTAAAGGTATCAGCCCCAGTTCTGGTTACGACATAGTTACCATCCGTAGCAGAGCCGCCCGTAGCTGAGTTATACGAAATACCTACGATATCTCCCGTGTTCAATCCATGTGCAGTTTTTGTTACCGTAACAGTAGTAGTCCCTGACTGGGCGTAAGTCCCCGATGTCACCGGAGCAACAAGGCTGTCAAAAATAGCAAACTTGCCACTCTGCCCTGCCGTGCCGACAAATGTAAACTGCTTTATACGGGTTCGGCCATTTTCCATAAGCCCAGAAACACTCAAATGCGCCGCTTTTACGTCTGTCTGTTGCATGGAGTTACCTCAACATTTCCATTTCTTTAGATAATTCATTAGCTTTCTTGCACGGCCCGAACAGTCTTTTAAGTTCCCCGCAGCGAGATTGCATCTGGTACATAGTATATCCCTTACTTCGCCGGTAGTGTGGTTATGATCTACACAAGGGCCTCGGGTTCGTTTTCCCTCAAGCTCCAACTCCACTCCACACGCCGCACACTGTCCATTTTGTGCTTCAAACTTTTTTTCAAACTGCTGCCGGGTTAGCCCGTACCGGTGATACCTTTTCCTATGCTTACTTACCAACTTGTGGCAAGGCTTACATGTGCTGTTTTTACCGTTGGCCGCGGTTTTGTCTTTGTAGAACTCCCCCAAATGCTTCCATGTATGGCACACGATACATAGGTATTCCCCTTCCGTGTTGGGGAGTCTTTTGGGCTTGGCTACCATCTAACAATTCCATGCCCTCAAGCTTTTATTTATCCGGCTATTAGGGTCATTAGCTGTTTTGGCGGAAGTGTTTTTTTTCTTCATGCCGGTCATTCTTGCGCAAAATGAGGCTTTCCTACCTGCAGCTTCTTTGGTCTTGGGCTTAGGGGCTGGGGGTTTCAGATTCATACCCTGTGCTTTCGCACTCGCCCGCCCTTTGGCATTCAAACCGCCTTTGGGGTCCTTCCCTTCTTTCCTAGTCCATGCAGGTGACTTAGCCATACTACCTCTGCTGGGGTCTCTGTACTAACGAAGACGTTGGATTACCTTGAATTTGCAAACCTTGTGGCTGCTGAAACTGTCCTAAACCTAACGGTTTGTTCCCTTGCTGGAGCGGTGTTTGCGTCGATGTGACAGGCTGTCCACCCACACCAGAATCACTGCCGCTACCATCAAAACCCATATTATTGCTGCCATAGTTCCCAGTAACATCTGGGCCTCCATCATTCTGTACTATTGGCGTAGGCGCGCCCAACATAGGTTGGTTCATTTGCCCTTGCTGCGGGTACGTCATAAAGTTTTGATTAGGTGAAGCATAATTGCTCCCCGCATAAGGCATGTTGTACCCCGTATTGGGGCTCTGTGGATTTACCAGATCACCTATCTGACCGCCTTGCGCGTAACCTTGACCACCCCCAGCCATGTTAGCGAACCCCTCTTCTGCCCCGCGGCGCATATTGAGTAGCCGTAGGGTTGCCCAGAACTTGAATGTTATGCCTTTGTGGGGCCGCAATGTTCATGTTCTTCTTAATTTGTAGGGGCTGTCTAGCCTGTGGTTGAAATTGCGGAGGCATACCTTGTGGGGGCATACCTTGTGGAGGTGGTGGTGCCCCATACTGCATAATATCCGGCGGAGGGCCGGGAGGTGCCGCATTGCTGCTAATGTAATTAGTTGGGGCCGCTGGCGTTTGAGACCCTTGATATGGCGCAAGTGGAACTTGACCTTGCGGGTTATATTGCATAGCCCCTGCTGACATTGGGTCTTGTTGGCCTTGAAGTTGCGGTATAGGTACAGGCTGCATTCTGTTGGTTTGGAACTGCGCAGCTTGCGGGTTTATTCCCCCACCATAGATATTAGCAGCTTGACCTAAAGAACCCATAGCCCCTTGTGCGTACGCTATGTCCGACATCCCTTGTGGTACAGGTTGGCCCTGTGGGTTCGCGTTATAAGCAATGGCCGCTTGTTGCGCTTGGGTTAGCTGCCCTTGACCACCACTCTGGGTATAGTTTGCTTGCGCGGTATTAACAGCATCTTGACCTTGCGCATTAAACCCCCCATAGGGTCCACCACCAGCAGGGTTTGTCTCCCCACCATAGACATTAGGCCCATTTTGCGTGGGGGCCGAAGCCCCCTGCTGACCACCACCCCCAGCCATCTTAGCAAATCCGCCCTTTGGTCTTGCCTTTAGAAGCAATACCGTCGATAGAGCCTCCTTTAGCGTAGCCTTTACACGCACCACCTTTCTTCATACCCATTGGAGCAGGGCCTGCACCAAGAGAACCCATACCACCGAAAGAACCGGGACGACCCGCAGGCATACCCATAGGAC